AATTAATTAACAACCAGAAAGAAGCGAAAGCTGATCAGTGGCACGTGGTCGAGTTTCCGGCAATCATGGACCACGGATCAGAGAAAGCAAAACCTGTTTGGCCTGAGTATTGGAAGTTAGATGAACTAGAGAAGGTACAAGCAACACTGCCCACGGGTAAATGGAATGCGCAGTGGATGCAAAATCCAACAGCAGAAGAAGGAGCTATATTAAAACGTGAGTGGTGGAGGATATGGCCTAATGATTGGATACCCGATCTACAGCATGTGATACAATCTTACGATACTGCGTTCTTGAAGAAAGAAACAGCAGACTACTCAGCTATTACTACATGGGGTGTATTCTATCCATCAGAGGACGAACCAGCTAATTTAATGTTACTTGATGCAATAAAAGGACGTTATGAGTTTCCTGAACTACGTCGTTTGGCATTAGAGCAATACAAGTATTGGCAACCTGAATCTGTTATAATCGAGGCAAAAGCAAGTGGTTTGCCCTTGACTTACGAACTACGGAACATGGATATACCAGTTGTAAACTTCACACCATCAAAAGGAAATGATAAGCATGCACGTGTAAATGCGGTTGCACCTTTATTTGAATCTGGTATGATATGGTGTCCGGAGCAGAAATTTGCAGATGATGTCATGGAAGAGTGCGCAGCATTTCCCTACGGCGATCATGATGATTTGGTGGACTCTACCACGCAAGCCATCATGCGATTCAGACAAGGTGGTTTAATACAGCACCCTGAAGATTATATCGACGAACAAGTCGAGAAAACTAAAAGGAATTATTATTAATGGAAGCAATCAGGCAATTAGTTATTAGAATGCTCGCGAAGGGTAATAAAAGTGGGATCGTAACTACTCTACCTAAAAAAAATGTATTAGATTTTCAGACAATGATATTGGCTGAAAAGTTTATGCAAAATGGCATTGATCCAAGAGTTTTTAAAAATGCTGATCAAGCTGAAAACATGCTTAAACAGCTAGACGAAGCTGACAAGGCTAGAGCGTCAGGAATCACAGAAACAGAATCAGCAAAAGTATTTGACCTTGAAGGAAAAGAAATACCACCAGGATCTAAAATTATGGGTGGTAAAGCAGTTGATGATCTACCACCACCAGGAAGCAGGGGTGGTGATGAGGATATCGCGGCACCGATACTATCTTCGGAAGAGACATTGAAAAATATGATCATGGCAGAGAACAAAAAGAATATTGCTGCAATGAAAAATAGAAAAATGTTGGATGAAGCAATTGATGATGCATCACCCGGATTTGCAAACGATATTAAGTATGATGCAGAAATCGTAGCAGAAAATTTAGCAGAGCGTATGGGATTAGTTTACGATGATCTACCTACAAAACAAAGATTAGATTTATATGATCAAGCATACACAGGTTTATCAAAACAAAGATTTAAAAATAAACCAGAACCAGAAGACAAAGCAGACGGTGGACGTGCAGGATATAAATTTGGTATTGGCCCAATAAAAAAATTTTTTGATTTTGCAAACAAGAAAAGCCCAATTACAGCTTACAGCGATTATTTAAAAAATGTAAAAGAAAAAACATTAAAAGCAAATGAGACAGGTAAATTTTCTGATCTACCAATTGCAGAAGTTGGTCTACCTGCAGCGAGTGGTGCTTTTATAACTCAACAAGTTAAGAAAAAATTAAAGTCTATAAATAAGGAAGAAACACAAAAAAATAAAGATAAGATGTTTAAAGAGATATCTGAGGAATACAAACAAATGTATAAAGATAAACCAGAGTTTTTAGAAAAGATGTTATTAAGTTTACACGAAAATATTTATATGGATAAAAAAGCAGATGGTGGACGTATTGGTTACAAAGATGGACCAAAGCTAACTGATTTTTTAAATGTCCAAGCTTCAGGAACAAAGTCTGGTAAACAACAAATTGTCAATGCACCTAAAGGTTTTACAATAGATAAGGAAACTTTTAACGCTATAATAAAAGCAGACATACCTCTATCTGAAAAAATAGATTTTCTTGCAAGTTATCAATATGGAAAAGGTAGAGATAGAATTGAAAAAGATGATCAAGAATTATTTTTAGGTGAAGGTGGATTTAAAGATAGAAGAATTGGATTAGGTTTTAATAAAGATGGTGAAGGTATTGGTGGAGCTTTAATGTACAACATGGAAACAGGTGAACCTGAATTTAAACTTAAATTTGAAAAAAAATTTAATAAAGGTGGACGTGTTGGTTATAAGGTTGGTGGCTTTGACAAAGCTAGAAGAGCATTTTTAAAAATGCTAGGCATAGGAGCTGGTACAACAGCAGCTGTTAAATCTGGTATATTAAAATTCTCAGATGCAATTGCACCTAAAGTTATACAAAAAGTTCCAATAAATTCTTCAACAACTTCTGTACCACCACCATATTTCTTTGAACTTGCAGAAAAAATTAAAAAACTTGGTAAGCCAGATAAAGTTACGTATCAAGACAGAGTGGAAATCACTAGATACACAGGTAAAAATGGTGACGAGTATGAATTAGTTGAAGATCTTTCAACTGGAGATATCCAAATTACAAAAGATAAAACTGGAGTTGGAAGTTATGGTGACAAATCTTTTGACACCATAGAAGATAGAACTGTATTAGAATATAAAAAAGGCCAGGGTGATGAAATGACTAAAGGCACACCAGCCGATGAGTATGATGAATATAAAGTAGAGTTTGATCAAGATGGAACTATGGCAGGTGCAGATGATATGGACGCAATAGTTCAAAAAGAAATTATAGAAGAAGCAAAAGGTGATGCACCATCAATTAAAAAAGCAGGTGGCGGTATTGCTAGAATGTTAGGGGAATAATGAACCCATACAAACTAAGTCAGGTATATAAACAACTAACGAGTCAAAACTCTATACTTAAAAAATATTTAAAGCTAGGAACGAAAGATCTCAAACAACCAGACTTGCCAGCTTTTGTTGAAACAAAAGATGCTGTTAATCAATTCATGCTGCGTAATCCACGAGTAGAAAAAGCAGGTGGTGGTATGTTAGTGCAACCAGGTTTCGGTGGCATGAGGCAGGGATATCGCGGACCTGCGGGTTTACCTGGTCAATATGATAGGGGTTCTTTTACTGAAAAACAACAGACGAAAATTAAAAATGCTTTTCCAAAAACTAAATTTAATTTTGATGATTATAAATACGGAGTTCCTGTTTATAACAAACCAGGCAAACAAGGAGGTGTTAATAAAGACTACACAAAAGTTTTAAGGTTTATAGATAAAGGTTTTAAAATAAAAGAATTTAAAACAGACTTATTAAAAATTCCAGATAGAAATTTAATCATGGCTAATTTTGAACTTCCTCAAGGAGTAAATGAATGGAATTTTAATAAATATAAATATGGTATTCCAGGCACAGGAACGGACGGAGAAAATATGAATCTTGGGAAAAGAATATCTAAATATATAAAAGATAAACCAGCTTGGACTTTAGCGACTGACAGATCATCAGCTAAAGGTTGGATGATGTCTGCAATGGAAAGACTTTATAATAATCAAAAAGGTAAAACAAAAAATTTAACTTATGAACCAATTTTTGAAAAAATAAATGGTAAAAAAATAATTATAGGATTTAAAGATAATACAGAAAGTGGTAAAGGCAAAACTTATTATGGTCTTAAAAAATATGAGAAAAAAAATAATACACCGTGGATAAACCATGGAGATTATAAAAATGTATCTAAATTTGTCGACATATCAAAAAGATCTTTTAATGAACCTAATGATGTAATTAAAAATATATTGAAACAAAAAGGGATTAATCAATCTTTAAAATTAAATGATATTTTAAATTTTGATAGATATTTTGAAACATTAAATAAAACAACATCTAAAGAATTATTAAAAAATGCTATTGTAAAACATCACATAAGTGGTGTAGGTGGTGGAACTGGATCAGGTAGGTCAATTGACATTGCAAATGCTGCTGCAACAAAAGATTTACAATTATTAACTGCAGCTACTAATAATAAAGTTAGAAAAATAGAAAATAAATTAAAAGTAAATGGTTTTATATCTGCAGAAGATAATTTAACTTTAAAAAATTTAGGAGCTTCAATAAGAGGTGCTGATGGTAAATTATATGGTGGAGGATCTACAACAGCTATTGGAGGTTTTAAACGTATAGAAAAACAAGCCGAAGAAATAGTAAAAGGAGATAAGTTTAATGTTAAAAACATAGAAACTTATTTACAAAAAATAGGTTGCCCAGGTTTAGCAAGTGGAGGTCGAGCAGGATTTGATGTTGGAACTAACTGTCAAATGAAAGGTGCAAACTTAATCAACTCTGGAATGAGGAATGCAAGTCCAGCACAGCTTAAAAACTTTGCAGCGTTTGCAAACAGGGCAAAAAATCTAGGAAGAAACGTTATGAAGTTTGGTATCATACCTGAAGCAATGTACGTTGCAGCTGACTCTGCTATTAGATTAACAATGGGTGATAAACCCACCGAGGCTTTGTTAAGAGCATCAGAATATGTATTACCAGGTGATCAAACTAAATTAGCTGAGATGATGGAGGCTACAAGATTATCTAGTCCTGAAACCGCAGCCATCATCGGTAGATCTATTGATTATAAAAATCAACTTGCAAAGATACAGGGTCTAGAAGACACAAGAGATAATCTAGAAAATTTATCTGGAGGTGGTGAGTTTGATTACATAGGCGATTTAAATAACGATGTTAGAAATGTTAATAATCAAATTAAACAAGCAACAAATGATTTGAATACAAAATTTAAAATGACAGATGCAGAACAAATATATGCAAATAGAATGCAAGATGAAGTTGATGATATAAGAAAATCAAAATCTATTTTAACAAAATTAAAATCTATAGCGCAAGGTATAGGAGATCGAGAGTATGGTGATGTAGAAACATTAGGAGTTCCTGAAAAAACACAAGAAGAATTAAACAAAAGAATGACTCCTCAAATAGATAGAGATTTATTACTTGCATCAGAAGAAGAAATGATAGAAGCAGCAAAGACTGCACAACTTCAAGGGTATGATATCCCTGACGATTATTACATAAAGCAACAACAATATATAAAAAATCTGTCTTTGGCAGAACTTGCAGCAGCAACAAATCCTGAACAAGTTTATGGGGCATCAGGCACAATGGGTGAACCTTTAAATAAAGGTCCAGTTGAAAAAAAACAAAATGTAATTAGTGACATGGAAAGAGAAATAACTGGTCAAACAAATGTTGCTAATCCATTTGATATTGATCTATCTATGATAGGAAGTGGATTAAGAGGTTTTTCAGCAGCAGGAGGTGGTATAGCAAAAGAAGCAGGTGTAGATTCAGGAGTGCCACCAGAGTCAGGGCCTAATCCGCAAGGCTTGTCTTATTTAATGAAACGTGGTAAGAATATATAGGAGTATTAAATGGCAGATATAGATAAAGGACTCCCTAACACTCGAACGAAACTTGAAATCCCTTCAGAAGAAGAGATAGCAGAGGAAATTAGTGTTGAGGAACCAGAAGAACAAAAAGGACCAGTTGAAGTAGTACCAGAAGAAGATGGTGGTGCAACAATTGACTTTGACCCGGGAGCTATAAATATACCTGGTACAGAAAATCATTTCGATAATTTAGCAGATATTTTACCAGAAGAAAATTTAGAACCAATTGGAAACGAGATGGTTCAAAATTACATGGACTACAAATCTTCTAGAAAAGATTGGGAGCAAGCTTATACAACTGGTTTAGATTTATTAGGATTTAAATACGAAAATAGAACTGAACCATTTCAAGGAGCTAGTGGTGCAACACACCCAGTTCTTGCAGAAGCAGTTACACAGTTTCAAGCACAAGCTTACAAAGAATTACTACCTGCAGATGGACCAGTTAGAACACAAATTATAGGTGTTAAAAATCCTGGAACAGAACAACAGTCTGAGCGTGTAAAAGATTATATGAATTATTTGATAATGGATCAGATGAGAGAATACGAATCAGAATTTGATTCTATGTTATTTCATCTTCCGTTAGCTGGATCAACGTTTAAAAAAGTATATTACGATGTACCAATGGGTAGAGTAGTGTCTAAGTTTGTACCAGCAGATGAATTAATCGTTCCGTATACAGCTACCTCATTAGATGATGCGGAAGCGATTATTCATACAATAAAAATGTCTGAAAACGAATTGCGAAAACAACAAGTCAATGGTTTTTATACTGATGTTGAGTTAGGTCCTCCAGGTTCTAACATAAATGATGAGTTAAATAAAAAAGAACGTGAGTTAGAAGGCACAAAAAAAACAGGAAGAAATGATCCTGTTTACACTTTGTTAGAATGTCATGTTAATTTAGATTTAGAAGGTTTCGAAGATGTTGGAGCAGATGGTGAACCAACAGGAATAAAATTACCTTACATCGTAACAGTCGAAGAAGGTAGTAGGAAAGTTCTTTCTATCAGAAGGAACTATGCGCCCAATGATCTAAAGAAAAATAAGATCCAATATTTTGTCCACTTCAAATTTCTGCCAGGACTTGGATTTTATGGCTTTGGACTCATTCACATGATTGGCGGATTGAGTCGTACGGCAACGGCGGCTCTCCGTCAATTATTAGACGCTGGTACTTTATCGAACTTACCTGCAGGATTTAAACAAAGAGGAGTTAGAGTCAGAGACGAAGCATCCAGGTGAATTTAAGGATGTCGATGCACCTGGTGGAAATCTAAGAGATGCTTTCTTTCCATTACCATACAAAGAACCTTCACCAACATTATTAAACTTGTTAGGTGTTGTTGTATCAGCTGGTCAAAGATTCGCGGCTATTGCTGATATGCAAGTGGGTGATGGTAACCAAGCAGCAGCTGTTGGAACTACAATCGCTCTTCTTGAACGTGGTTCACGTGTGATGTCTGCAATACACAAAAGATGTTATGCAGCAATGAAAAATGAATTTAAATTATTATCAAAAGTAGTTGCACAATATTTACCACCTGAATATCCATATGATGTTGTTGGTGGTCAAAGAAATATTAAACAAGCAGATTTTGATGATAGAATAGATATTATACCTGTTGCAGATCCAAATATATTTTCAATGTCGCAAAGAATTACACTTGCACAAACGCAATTACAAATTGCAACATCAAATCCACAGTTACACAACATGTATCAGATATACAGAAACATGTATGATGCAATTGGTGTAAAAAATGTAGATGCAGTGCTACCACCGCCTGCACCATCTATGCCAATGGACCCAAGCTTAGAGCATATTAACGCTTTAGCTGGAAAACCTTTTCAAGCTTTTCCTGGTCAAGACCACAGGGCACACATCACAGCGCATTTAAACTTCATGTCTACAAACATGGTTAGAAATAATCCTATGATTATGGCTTCAATACAAAAAAATATTCTAGAACACATTAGTTTGATGGCTCAAGAACAAGTTCAACTTGAGTTTAGAGAACAAATGCAACAAATGATGATGTTACAACAGCAAGCAGCGATGAATCCACAAGCTCAACAACAGCTTCAAGCACTAACAAATGAGATTGAAGCAAGAAAAGCAGTGTTAGTTGCCGAAATGACGGAAGAATTTATGCAAGAAGAGAAGAAAATTACATCTCAATTTGATTCTGACCCTCTATTAAAGTTAAAATCACGTGAAGTTGACCTTAGAGCGATGGAAAATGAACGTAAAAAACAAAATGATGAGGCAACTCAAGATTTAAACAGAGCAAAATTAATGCAAGCACAAGA